CACTTGAGTGCTGACTCGACCATCCGGCACTCGTATTCGATGCACCAGTTTGTCCCCAGGTTCCTAACCCAAATAAATTAGTATATGCTGTTTTAGCGTTCGTTAGTCCTGTTGCACCTGTTGTTGATGGTTTAGTTGGGTGCGTACCACTAAAACTGAACCCTAAATGCTGACCAGATCGCCAAGCTAATCCATTACTAGCCAAATCAGTATTACTAGGAATCTCGTCTAAAAAAGCCCTAACGATATAAAGTGCCTGGTCTGTACCACTGGGAGGAGCAGGAATGGCTATTTTATAACGACTCCAACCGCCAGTGTTGCCCTCAAGTATTACTTGTCCTGTGCTGATATTTGAAGCCATTTTATGATCCTGTTTCTAATGTTCCAGTTGTTAAATCTGCGATAAAAAATCCAGTTAAAAGCCAAGTAGCAGTTTCTAACAAGCCACACTGCAACGGCATGTTAGTTGTTTGGGTTGTCCCTGTTGTATTAGTAATGAGCGTAACATATTCTGAACTAGTGTCAGCTTCGTTAGGATTTTCTACTATCAAAGTAGCTGTCACTAGCCAATCTAAATAACCTTGGTTGGCAACCTCGTATTTTCCCTCAAAGAAACGAGCAGTATTGGCTTTTTCGCCATCACCTAACGAAAGATCTATGTTAAAAGGCATAGATCCATTTAAAATAGTCGTGTTAAAAAACGTTTGAAACGTAGTTAACTGCGCGTCAGTCATAGAAAACTTAACCCCAACCTTATGCAGGCGTAGAGAGCTTCTTTTTCGCCCGATAGGTAATCCGGTAGCGTCTTTCGTCCGAACGTTGTGAGAGTTAACTGAGAACGCGAAATCGGTAGTCGGGTGCGGTAACGTTGCTGGAAAAGTCGCGTCAGCCATTATACGGGATCTTCTACTTCAAGTTCTGCGTCAACTCGCCATCCGGTCAATGTATCAGAGGTAACGCGATAATCAGATAAGAACAACGCTGTGTTGAGGCGACAAGAATTCCCAAAAGCGAGCTTCAGAACAAACTTTTGCGTACCAGCAGCGATCCCGATGTTATACCAAATCTTAAAAACTTCTAGAAGTGGGTCTGTTAAGAACCAAACCACACGTACTTTACGAGGTGCTTTAGTTGATCGCGGATATTGGCGTATGCGTCCAGAATCCATCAACTTATTGACAGAAATCGATTGTGACTCGAACGAATATTGAGCCAAAGGATTCGGTAGCGCCGATGGTATTAAAGTAGCGCCCATTTTAAATACCACCCCTCCTTAATCCATAAGAGTTTTCTGCTGAGCGAGAAATGGGCCCACCGTTTAGAAAATCTTGCGTAACATCGTTATTGACCGCTTGTCTAACGCGATTCGTGATTATCGTCATCATTTCGCCGTTACCATTACGTCTATCTTCAGTCGTGGTTTCTACCCCGAAATTCTTTATTACGATTGTTGATTTGCCACCAGCAACTTCGCCGTTAGCTAAACGCATAAAATTTCTTTGCTGAGAAGCGTTTAAAACTGCCTCACCGCTGTTAACGTTAATGGGTACGTTATCTCCAGAAAATGATGAACCCCCAACAAAACCACCATCTTCGAAATTGCCGCTCTGTATGGTTTTTATTTCTGCTGCCACTTTCGCTGCCATCATAGCCCCCGCGATTAAGTTAGCAGGGAATGGGCCTCCAGTTGCGTAAGCATTCATGACAGCTTGCCCGCCTCTAACACTAGCATCCGCAAGAGCAGCTGCTTGAGTAACCTTGAAAAGCTTTGAATTACTATCTTTAGCCAGAAATGCCAAATCACTAAAAAATTGTTTTTTAGCTGCTAACTTCTGCTCGTCGAGCCTTTGTTCTTGCTGTGCTTCTCGCTCACGTTCTGCTCGTTCTTGTTTTTTAGCACGCGCTTCTTGGTCTAATCGCTTTTTTTCAATATCTAATAACTTCTGTCTTTCTTCTCGCTTCTTTTCTAGTTGAGCGATTTCAACCGAAGCATTCGAGAAAGACCCCTCAAACAGACTCTTGTTTATTGCGTCCATTTCGAGATTGATATTTTTTATCTTCTCTCGTGCGGAAAGGTTATCGGCGTCTATTTTCGCCTGTAAATCAGCAAGAGCTTCAGCTCCGACTTTCCTTTTTTCGGCTAAATCTATGACCGTTTGCTCAGCTGTCCCTGTTTTTTGTAAGACTTTTAATTCTTCTAACCTTCCTTCGATTAAGGCTCTAAAATCTGCTTCTCGCGGTCGTTGTAAAATGGGACTAACTTCTAAGGCAGTTTCTATAGCCCCGATATCGGGGACTCCCAAAGCTTCTACGCCTCCAACATTTACTCTACCGATAATATTTGCCGCTGCTGAAGAATCTGTAAAATGATCTAATATTTTTGACAAGGTGGTAATACTATCACCCGCTATGTCTCCAAGGTTACCATCCATTACGGTGTTAGTAAACCTAAACCAAGAATCATCAAGATTCGTAAGTTTACCGTCGATAGTTTCCATTTGAGCCGCCATCGAACCAGCGAATTCTTTTTCTCCCAAACCTTGTAGAAAGCCTTCGATTTCTTTCGAGTTATTGCCTATCGTAGTTGTAACGTTTCTGAAAGTAAGAGAAACCCTGTCCCCCTGTTGACTCGCCTTAATGCCGAATTCTTTTAATCGTTCGAATTCACGTGTTGAAGCATCCGCTACAGCTTGAATAAATTGATCTAGGCTTTTGCCCATCGATGCTGCCGTATTACCGTAAGAAAGGATAGCTGCCTCACTTGGATCTAGACCTAAATTTTTGAGCGTTATGAAAGCGTTAGTTACATCTTCCAGGCTATTCGGCATCTGCACAGCCGTTTTTTGCAATTCAGCAAACGCCATCTCAGCACCGATAACACTTCCAGTGGCTGTTTTTAATTGAGCCTGTAGCTTTTGCAGTGATCGTAAATTGTTAAAAGCAGACATTAAGCCAGCGAATCCGACAGCAGCCACACCCACCTTCGCCGCCATGCCTTTAAAGCTCTTACCAAGCTTGTCGTTGGTGGTACTAGTTTTCCGGCTAGTTTTATTAAGTTTTTCTAGCCTATCGTCAGCTACTTTAACCTGATTGGAAGTAACTTTGATTTGAAGTTCTGCAACGTTTGCTGGCATTAGTTATTAGTCTCCTTTTTTAAGGTTTCGTATTCTGCCACACGTCTCAATCTGTCTAATGTCATCAAAGCGTCTACCTCGAAGGGTTCTGGGAATGTCTTTTTTAAATTCGACCATGATTGAATTTCAGAAAATGTTAAGTTGCCGTTTCCGGCTAATTCATAATGCCACGTTAATAAGTATCCGACTTCATCTGGCAGTTCTGTCTCTTCCGCGAGGAGTAATCCCGCATCCGTACCGCGAACTTTGGCCACATGTTGATCCAACTTCCTCCTAGTTGCTCCCGAAGGATCTCCGTGAGCACGTTGGTCGAGTTTGAATCGAATTTTCGCATGCTCGTATAGCTGTTCTATTTTTTTTTAACGTAAAGCGAACGGCTGGTTATCACATCGTCAATCTTGTCTGCAATCTGTGGTGCTTGATGTAATAATTGAAACCGATTGGCGTCAGTTATTGGCCAAGGAGTTCCGTCATCGTCGATAAGATTCCAATCAATAATACAGGCAGCAGTGCGTTTGATGATTTCTAGCTGATATAAATCTTCTGATTCTTCATCATCCTTACCAACTAAACTCATCGCAAATCGCATTAGCTTGGTTTTCCCTTTACGATAAACGTCAGAATCTATGCCAGCAACCAAAAGCCAAAAACCAGAGTCCTCTCCGCTGGGAAGAGAAAGCTCGACCTTGACTCCATCATTAGCCAAGTCGCGCGTAAACAAAGATTCGAAACTTATATGCTTCGCTTTTCTTTGCTTATCACTGGTTCTCGTTTTGGTTGCTGTAGTCATAGGTTTTACGCTGCTGGTTCGCGAGCAAGGACAATCGCAGAGTTGCTGGTTGTTGCGTCGAACAGAGCCTGAAAAGGTAACGTAATTGGTGAATTTGCTTCGCCTCCAACGTCAGGTTGCCCACCGTTGTATTTGATCTTAGGAAAAAATACGGCCAAAGTGTTACCAGCTGCATCTGATAATTCTTGTTTTAAGGTCGATACGGTCTCGTTGATAAATAGATTCATCAGAGTATCGTTGTCGAAATACGCCGTGATACTTCCAGTTGCGTTGCTTATTCCCTGTCCTGGCTGAGAGGTAGTGCTTGAGGAAAGTTGGAACTTCGTTTCCATGCCGTTATCTACCGAAAACTCTAGAGAGGTTATGATTGCAGACACAACTCCGTCCGAACTTACGCTACCATCAGTTGGAACCATCGGCTCGGTCGTTGTTGGGTCTCCGAAAGTAGAACTTCCTGGAGCCGAGGCACTAGAGGACTGGCTTTGGCCTATAATTCCATATGTCATTGTAACAACAGAATCTAGCCCAGCTGAAAAATTACCTGTATTATACTCAGATCCAGTGAAAAGCTGATAGCGTCCGGCGGTAAGATCTGAAAAATCGCGCATGATAGAAAAAGAACGTCTTGTCGTTCCAGCAACGAGCTTGTCCATTTCTTTAATCGTTACACTTTCTCCAGCAGAATCATTTACTAGAATTAAACCATCGATAGTAATCGCACCTGCTGCTTTGGCAGTTATGCGAGCCACTCCGTTATTAGATGCCGATCCAGTAAATCCAGAGATTAAAACCATGTCACCAACCGCGAACGATCCGAGACCGTTTCCGCTGTCGCTTATAACATTGCCCGAAGCTGCTGCACTAATTGTTGTTGCCGTCACTGAAACGGAACCAGTTGACCACGTGCCCCCTAAAAGAGCCTCTAGTTGGGCATCATGAGATCCGTAAGACAATTCAGTGGGAATGTCTCCGGCGATGTTCTTATTACCGTGTCGAAGATCTCGCAATCCTCTGTCTGAATAAAGTTCAGCTGATTCAACAGCTGTTTTCGTCATTCCGAGCGTGTTTCCAGTAGATCTGAAAAAGTCGAAAGCAGGACTCGAGGGAGTCGTGCCGTAAGTTGATTCGATTTTTTGATAAGTCGAGTGTCTTGCGCTATTAGCCATTTTAAAGTTCCTGTTGTTAAGATCTAGCGAGCCTAGCTTCCCAAGCTATGCTTACCGAAATCCGATAATTTTGATTTACGCGACTACCTGGGGAACTTCCGGCGGATCTGATCGCAACTGATGTAGAGCCAGACGTAAACTTACGTCCTGCGTAGAAATATGCTCTGATTTGTTCATATTTCGCAAGAATATTCAAGCGTCCCTCGTTTAAAGGGTAATTTAAATCGATTTGATAGATCCCAGTAACGGTATCAGTGCCTTTCCTGCCGAGACCCGTTGGCTCTGGTTGGGCAGGTTGAAAAAAGGTTTGCACCCAAATACCGTCGTTTGGTGTATCTTCTGCAAAGTTCGGCACAAACCAATCTTCAGCGGCACAAAACGCGCCATCAGAAAAAGCCTGATTGAGTGCAGTTTCTAGTTCTACCATGCTCATAATTTACGATACCTTTGCTGCCTCCGCTCTTATGAGATTATCGAATCTAGTGTTATTTACACGAACCATTCCAGCTGGAGCCTGCTTTGAGAAAATACCAGATCCTGATGATACCGTTTTACCTGCGGTTCCCTTATAACCCCCGAACTCTAACACACGTGCATAAGGAAGATTGTTCGTTAAGTAAATGGTTTGAGACATTTCTGATTGTTTGAAAGTTTTTTTAGCTCGTTCGATGGGTGCTCCACCGACCTTAGCACGCGCGGAAGACGTTTTTAGCTCTGGAGTGCCTATGTTGGTGTTCCAGTTGCCTCTGAATCTCCCCGTATCGACTGGAGAATCTTTTACATAAGAAGTGAAAAGCTTTAAAAGAACAGCGTCTCTGACTCTTTTCGGGTTTTTTTTCGCTGCGTTAACTACGAAATCTGTAATCTGCGCTGAAAAACTCATCTTTTTATAATACCAATTTTATACAGTACAGCTGTGCCTGATGGTGCTATAGGAGTTACCCCTATAGATTCCCACTCTTCGGCATCAAATTTAATGCGATCTCCCGTTATTGGAGCAAAGGGTGCGTTTACCGCCTCAGCAATAACAAACCGAACGTTGCCTCGAACAAGCTCTTCGGTATATTTGCCGTCCAAATCGTTAATGCTTGCTCCGCTGGCAGGCAGTATGGCTGCTTTTATTGTTCCAGTGCGATCAGCTCCACCTGTGGCTGCACCCGTGACTTTGTTTATCGTGCTACCGCTTTTTCGCAATATTTGGACTTCTCTACCAAACTTAGAAATAAGATTTAAAGCTGTAGATGCAGAAGCTGAATAATTGAAGGACATTACAATCTAGTAACGCTTCCTGGGCCACCAACAGTCTTGAACAATGGTTTTAGAAACTCGTTAACTTTAGCGAATATCGGCTGTAAATTTGTTACCCCATTATCAGAGTAAGAAACTTCTAGCACATCAACCTTTTCCCTGGTTATTGATTTTCCGTCATTAACGTTAAACAGGTCTGTCGTAGCCGAATCGTAAATTAGTTGTGCTTGTGCTTTTATAAGTTGCTGAGGGATCTCTGTGTTAGAAATAGGGTATTCGTAAACGTCGATAAATGCTCTTGGCCACACCAACGCTTGTTCGTCTGAATTTTTTGTGCCCTGGAAAAGCTTTTCGTGAGTTTCGATCCAATCTGTAGATTGAATAATACGACCCGTTTTAGCTTCATCTGACGTTGTGTCAGTCAGTCCTCGGTCACTTATGTAAGTACCGTAATCTGCTAGCGAGATATAGGTGTTAGCGTTCGCTTTACCTGTGCCATCTTCAACTATTAATGTCGCTGCCATTCGCCCCAGAAGCCGTCCTCGCGCGAGCAAGGACGGCTTGATAATTTCGAGTTAGTTTACGACTAACCTAGCAAGAGCGCCATGTGGTCAGACTTGACAGCCTTAACACCCCATGCGATGCGAACGTGAATAACGTTTTGCAAGAACTGCTTGTACAAAGCGAGCTCGAAGGTAAGACCACTAGCGGGATCAGTAACGAGCGTCACGTCAGACGCCATATCTCCATTTTCTGGAGCAGCTGGTAAGCGCGTTAGCAGTTGTATAGCAGAACGGTTGAAACCCATGTTCGCGACATAACCAGAGCCACCGTTTTCGATAGAATCTCCTGATTGCCAAGCGTTATAAGTTCCGCGACCGTTTAGTACCAACTCGCCAGGAGCACCCAAAGCTGTCTTAACGACGTATTTCTCTGAATCTCTTCCGGTTTCTTGATTGATTGCGAGATCTCCAGCTTTCCAGGTTCCAGCTCCTGTAATCAAAGATACCGAAGTAGTGTCAACAGGATCAGCTCCGCTAGTAACGTAAGCACCGTTTTCCGTTCCAATCGTGTGACTGGCAACTTGTCCAGAGTAGCGTAATGCCAAGTTCTGAACTTTGTCGGTCATACCATCTCGGAGCATATCAGCTGAGCCTGCTTCATTTACGCGAAACAGGGTGTTTTGAACTCCACGCAGGTTTGCCATAGCAGAAGAACCCAAAACAAGCTGGCGGTCAGCAGCCGGAGCACCAGCTTCATCAAGAAGACGGTTTACACCAGCGAAATCACCAAGGTTGCCAGCGGTTCCGAAAGGAGTTGTTCCAGCAGTTCCAGAAGCCCGAGCAGCGGAAACATATAGAGAAGCCAAGTCGCTTTCGATTTCGTTAGCCAAAACCCGAAACGCTTGAGCAAATCTATCAGCGGTAATCGTTGAATAGATGCCCTTGCGAGTCGTTCCGAGAGTTTCTTCGCCGTTCCAACGAACTGGAACGTGCTTTGACTTGGTGATTGCAAGCGTGTCAGAACCAATAACAGCATCTCCAGAATCAGGAGCGTTAACTGCTGCTGTATTATTAGCAGAGGTTTCAACAGGTGCGATTGGAAAGCGAACGCTTTCTCCGATAGCTGCTCGACTCGCTGAGGAGTCAGTTGCGACTGCTGGAATAAAACCAGTAAATTCGCGGGAAACGACGTCCAGACCTTCGAGAGCATCTGGGATTAATGAAGTCAATGTATTAGCCATTTTTTAATGTGCGGTGTTAATCTTTTAGAGTAATGCCCTCCGCTTTAAGATTAGGTCGATCTCGTAAAGGGATCGCTTCGTAGGCGGAACGCGTAATAGTTTTTTGGCTGGAACCTCCACCCCTTGCATTCGAACCGTCAGCACCGCCACCGCTTCCATTGCTACCCACGATAATACGTGAGTATTGCTTATCGTTGTAGAATTCGTTGCGTAACTCGTCAAGAGTTAAAGCGCTCGGATTTCCCGATATGTCGAGAACCCTGGTTGTGGCTTTCCCGTCGTTTATTTCGCTTCTTAAACGTTGTTTTAAAGCTGGCAATATTAAATGGGCATCTTCGCCAGCTAATTTGCTTGCAAGAGTTTGTGCTGCTTGTCCAACAGTAAGATTGCCAATTATTGCGTTTCGTTGATCTAATTGTGTCTGAAAATTTTCAGTAATCTTAGCGTTCTTATCTTGCCAAGATTTTTCTAACGCTTCGAAATCTCCAGCTTTCCGGTGAGATTCCATTTCGATTCGTTGACGTTCGGCTTCAGCAGCATCTTTTTCTGCTTTACGATCATCTTCGATAACCTTCATCCGAGCTTGCATTTCTGCTAGTTCTTCGGCTTTGGCTTGTCGGGCTGTTTTTTCGTGTTTTTTAGCATTCAGAAGCTCTTGTGGCTTCTGGAACTTAAAAGAGCCGTCATCTTGCTTAGAATATAGCTCTTGGTAGTCTTCATCGATCCCGTCTAGGGAATCCGTTACAAACGGTAGATTATCCATAGTTTGCAACGTATGCTAAACTACAACGCTTATTCAACTAAATTTACAAGTCTGCTTTTTCAAACGCCAGTGGAGATTTTTTCTTCATATCATCGAGCGATAAAGGCTTGAAGTTTTTATCAACATTTAAAGCTGCAAATTTATCAGCACTTAAACCACCTTTGCGTAAAAGCCGAGCTCTTGTAGGCCCGATCGCTACGTCTTGAAACGCAGGTTTTTGCTTTTTTAGCCAAGAATAATATGTTTCTTCAGCGCTTACAGGACCCTTTACGCTAGCTCTTGTTGCTCCTTTGTCTAAGAAATCTAATGAATCGTCTAAAACTGGAACCGTAGTTGATCGGCAATTAAAATGTATAGGAGGACGTGGGCCTTCTCCTACTTCAAATTTTTTCCCATCCAAACTCCGACATTGCGAACTTGTCCGACTATCGAGAGTAGCGACCCATTCGTAACCTTCAACAATCTTAGGGTTGTTTTTCCAAACCTTTTCTCTACTTACAGCGCTAAAATGCTGTGTAATAGTGCGTACTTGTGCTTGTACCCTACGCTTAGATTGCGCCGTAAATCCATCTGTTAACCTGAGCGATGGCGTGCCTCTAACTCTTTTTACCATGTCTGTTATCGTCGCACCATCCACCCATCCGGTTCTGATCGTTTTAGCTAAAGCGTCTGCTTCGTTTATAGTCAGTCCAGCTAAAAACTGAGCAGGCAAACTGCCCGTTGCTCTTATCGGAAGGTTGTTCGCATATACATATGCTGCTCCGCTGGCAGGTTTTTTGATTTTTACGTCATCTACTACCGACTCAATCGCTTTCACCTCGAAAGCTGCTTCTTCAGACGCAACTTTTTTTAAATCGTCAACAAAATCTTCGACTTGGTTGCCCAACAAATCTAGAGAAACCGTTCTAAGCTCTGCGACAAGAATGTTCAAATCACGTTTCGAAAGTTCGCTTATCTTTTCAACGTTCAACAGCATCAGAGCCTCTCTAGTGGCCTTGTCTATGCGTTTCAACGTGTCGTTAAACGGATCGTAATATCCGCTTTTCAAACGCTCTAGTAATACCTGATGCCGAACCTCGATATTTATTAACTCTTCTGGAGTAGCCATACTAATCTTTTTTCATCATGTCTCGCTTGCGCATGCGTATAGCGAGGATTAAATGATAACTTGCTAGGCATCCAGAACAAATAGACAAAATAGCACCAACGAACGTAAGAACCTCGCTGATATTCGCTAGTGAAGCCCATGATCCTACTAACCCAAAGATGGCTGAATAACCTGATTTTATAAAATGTGTTTCCATTATTTAACTTGTGAGCTGCCAAAATAAAACCCCAATATTGCCAGCATTCCCTGCCGAACCTCCGGAAGCAAAACGAATCCCTCTAGATGCTTCCAGCCATTGAGGCCGAAACCCAGAAAACTCAGAATGCCGCTTTTTGATTTTTCGACTGTTACCGGTATGTCGAAGAATGCCATGACAAACGGCGCGAATATCATTGAGAAAAGAATGCAAACAGCGATCAACCTGCGAACCCATGCTCCACCAGATGCGTCGCGTTTGGCCGCTTGATCTGCTGACTTGTCGGCAAGCTTCTGGCGATTTATCATGTTGTCTATGGCTCTCGCCTGTATAGACATTTGTGCCGAGATAAGCTTCATGACGAAACCCGTCACCCCGCCGCCTAACATTGCTATCAATTCGCTGCTCATGGATCATGATCTTTCAATTATTAACCGACCAAGCTCGTCTCTGTACGTCCTGATTGACACACCGTTATCTTCCAATGGGCCAATAAAAGAAAGAGGTTTACTCGGAACCACCTCGCCGCCTAAAGCAGATGGAGCCAATGGTGGATAGGTTCCTACGGATATTATATTTGTGTAACCAGATTGACCAAATTGATTCCAGGCCAAAACACGGTAGCTCAACGTAGACCCTATAGGCAAATAACCATCTAACCAAGTAGCCACATCTGCATTAGTCGCTCCGACTAAAGTCCAATCAGCATCATCCACCTTACGCCAAACCTCAAACCCAGCCTCGTTGTCTGAGTTATCAGACCACACCAAACGTAGATCGGCAGCGTAAATACTCGTTGTGAGCATTATGATTGCTAGGAGTGTTTTTATCATGGTCTGTTTGAGGCGCTATAAATTTCCACTTGGTATTTAAACCCTGATGCGTGATTAGTCCAAGTTCCTGGCCCTGAGTAGCTACTTACGACAGATCCGATGTTGTTATATTCGGGTTGGCACGAGGTATAAATATCACCGTCAGCATCCGTCCAATTTATCCAATCACTGTACGTTCCTGTGCCTGGATCTTGTTTGACCCGTATGTAATAACTCTCCCACCAAGTTGTGCAGTTACCAGAAGAGCTAAATAACCATTTCCCCGAAGATTCGGTTGCACCAGAACTGCCAGCCACTGAACCGTTCCAAAGACGCAGACCATTTCCAACATTAGCTTGATTTAGTTTGGAATTCCAAATCTCTTGTCCTGAATAACTGTCAATTGTAAATTCGCTAATGCTTGTAAACGTAACAGTACGAGTCTGCAATGGTGTAGGAGCAGCAGGAGCCAAAACCTTCCCAGAATTATAAAGTGCTGTGCGTTCGCTAGAGTCTAATGCCTTTTTCCAAAACCCTAAATGCGTAACGTCGGCTATGATGCTTCCGTTGTTATTATACGCAAGCTGACCTATGTAATTGTCTTTAGCATTAGCCAACGAACCCGTAACAGATGAAACATCGACGCTAGAATATTGTGCATTATTTACGTATGTTATCAGCGTAGCATCAGCCGTAAATACCATCATGTAATGCGCCCAAGCATCTGTCGCAATGCCCGTATCCGTGTTGCTGTCTCCTAAGGTTGTTGTACCGTCACAAACTGCATTGTACCTGACATAGGTGGTACTATTAGCCTTTTTCAAACAGATCTGGTATCCTGCGTCAGACGCCAGAACATTGTGTCGCTTCGAAAAAATGCCACCTGTATCATAGTTCCCCATAGAGCTAGATACTTTAGCCCAAAAAGATATAGTAAAATCTTCTCCATCACCAACATCAAAATTGGCATCATCAGTACGAGAAAAGTATTTACCCGCTGGGCGATCAAGCGTTCGGACATTTACTGTCTCTCCGCCGATGGTTCCAGTGGTGGCCGCCACTGTGCCATTGTCAGAAAATGTCCTGCCGTTCCCACCAGAATCTGCTGCGTCAGCACCAGACGCCTCACCGAGTTTGTAGAATCCAACTAGGCTAGTTGAAGGGAAAGTGGAGCCGCCGCCGCCGCCTGAATATGATCTGCAATAACCGCCTCTGCCACCATTGGCTGGACTCCATGTCGGTGTTGCATCGGCCTTCTCTGTTTGAAAATTTGTTGTGTTGTACGAG